AGCAATATATTCATTAATACACCTAAAAAAAAAGGCCGGCACGAGGCCAGCCTTTCTTTTATCAGCATTATGCCAATTGAGATTAGAGCGAACCGAGAAGAACTCTGCGGTTGTCGAGGACAGCGAAGCCCTGCTCTGCCCAGCCGTAGAAACCGGCTCTCTTTTGGCGATGGAGTGTATCGTCTTCGAAGATTTGAACTTCTTGACGAATTGGCATAATAAATGAGTCTCTCTTGCGAAGATCAAGACCCACAACGATCTCGGCATCACTGCCGGGTAGAGTACCATTGAGTACGTTGCTATAGAATAGCTGATACTCTTGGCCTTCACCAAGTTCGTCTCTGTCATGTAGATTCACACCGAAGACGCGGTTTAGAGTACCGTCGGCAGCAGTGTAGATTTCTCTACGTGTGACTTCATCGACTTGATCGACACCCCAATTGCGAATGTCTTCCATTGCTTCTGGAGAGACATATAGATCTGTTAGCATACCACGGTTGTTACTAGCAGAGTTACCGCCGCCGTTTCTACGCATAACAGTTTTCATAAGACTCACTAGACGCTTGGTAAACTGACCAGCAGCAGCATCGCTATCGTAAACAACAATGTTACGATCAACACCGGCAGCTAGAAGTGTATGCCAACCATCATCGTTCATCTTCTTGACGAAAGAAGCTTCTAGAACTTCCATAGCACGACCAACAACGTCCCAACGGGCATCGCGGGCATACTTTAAGAGGTAGTCAATTGAAGCGCCGATGTCATAGGTTGGAACCATGACGTAATCGCCTTCAACGTGACGCTCTGGAATATAACCGTGGTTAGGAATTGTGTAGGCCACAAAGTCCTTTTCGGTGCCAGGAGCTAAGAAGTCTAATGGGAATTCTGGAGTAGCACTTTGAGCCAATGTGATTGGTTCGAAGATACTATCTAGAATGTCGCCATTTAGGATACCTTGACGAAGAGGTAGTTCTAGAGCTTTAGCAAATTCTGCATTAGCGGCAAGAGCCTCTTCTTTTTTCTGCGAACCAGAGCGAACTAAAAGATCAGTTAGTTCTGGTGTTGGTTGAAATACCTTATTATTACCTGCCATGTTTTTCTCCCTTATAAGTTAGATTCAAACAATGTTGACCGAGACTCTTGCATAACCGTCAGCGTCTTTCTTACTTAAGAATTGGCCGACCTTAGCAGCGTTAGTGCTGGATGTACCGATTAAGCCACTGGCGCCAACATAAGCAGCGTCACCAGCATTGGGGGTAATTCCAGAAACTAACATATTGGTTACAACTTCACCGTTGCGAAGTACAACAACCTTGCCACCTACTTGTACTTCATCACGATGCCAGTTAATGTGTTGTCTTGTTAGATCAAGATTAACAACATCGTTGAGTAGTACGCCGACTGGTTGAGCACCGCTTGCAGCAGCAGCATAGCCTACAACAGCAAGAGCGTCGTCCATTGATACGCCGCTACCGCTTGTTACAGCAGAAACTACACCGCCTCTTTCGGCAGTTGTATTCATGAAAAATGATACATTTGTGAGTAGTTCGATACGATCTGGTTTAAGAGCCATTTTTATTCTCCCTTATTAAGTTTTTTACCTAGTCTAGCACAAACAAATTCAACAAGAGCAGCGCGTGTGCTTTCTACAGATGGTTCTGTTTCGCCACCAACGCTAAGATCAACCTCTGTTTCGTCAACTTCAACGTTGTCTAACACAGAAGCATCTGCTTTAGTTTCTTTTTTCTCTTCTTTCTTCTCTTCCATCATAGGAGGAGCTTTTTTAGCTGCTAAAAGAGATGTCATAGCATCAAATGCTTCGTCATCTAACGAATCAAATTTGTCTGCTGTGGCTTCGGCGGACTCGCTCTCAATACCAGCGTCTACAAGAGCTGCCATTCTCTTCATCTTCTTTTCTTTCTTCATCATTTCTGCTTCTTTGGCTTTGTAACCAGCAACTGCTTCTAGAGCAGCATCTAGCTCAGCCTTCATCTTCATCATTTCTTCTTCTTTCTTCTTCATTTCTTCGTCAGTCTTCTTGGCAGCTTCTTCTTTTTCGACCTTAAGTGCTTCTAAAGCGGCTTGTGCTTCAGCAACAACTGCTTCTTGGGCCTTAAGAGCGGTCTCTAGTTCTGTTGTTTTAGCTTGTAGTTCAGCGACAGAAGCATCAACTTCTTTTGTCACTTCTGTTTCGACTACTGAATTTTCTGAACTCATAGTATGATTCTCCACTTGCGGGGTTGACTGAAAAATAGATACACCTGTTATTAACATTTTTTGATTTTTTTCTTGTGTTAAGTTTTCAAAACTGTTTTTAGTAAAAATAATACTGTCTGGATTAGCGGGTTTATCCACAAATCCTTTGCCAGTAAAAGTAATACTTCTAAGAACTCTACCAATTTTATGATCTTGATGTTCGCCTAAACCACCATATGCTCTAAGATACTTAGTAAGATATGCGGTTTCGGCATTACGGTTTAATATTTGATATTCTCCCGTGGACTTGTTAATTAATCCATAATCAAAACCACGGAAAAAACATTCCATACTAACGTATTTTTGGCCATTTTCAATCTCAGCAATTAATTGATTGGCTCTGGCTTTAAGATCAGGGTCTGTGAAACCTTTATAGATTACAGAACCGGTTAAAATATGATATTTATTAGGAATGTTATCTAGTGGAGTATTTTCGTCTATTAATACTCCATCTTCTGTGATTGGCCAGTTTGCTGTGATATGACCTATAATACGATTCTCGTCATGATCTAAATTGGTAGGTTTGTCTTCTGGTGTTTTTCTAGCTAGCCATACTTCTGCTCTATCAAAAATATCGTCATTTTTATTCCAAGAAGAACTGACTAGAATAGACTGCACATAATATAAATCAGTATCATCATAAGAAGCTATGCTCTTAATGTGTGATACATCATGTTTATTTTTGGTTTCGGAAGGCTCGGCTAAAGAAGCAAATACAATAGAGGCCGAAGCTTTTACAACTTCTGCTATGCCGTCATCTATTTCTGACTGAAAAATTTCCATATTTTGACCTCAATAGTGGTTAGGTATTATTTGAATACACCATTGTGTAGAAAGAAGCCTTGGCCTGTTTCTGTTCATCAACAGACAACTGTCTATTTAAATCGTTACTAATTGATTTAACATAAGATAAATATGTTTCTAAAACCTTGTTGTGTTCATTTTTATTCAGGTTAGACATTGCAGACATTATGTTGTCTTCGCTAATAGCTGAAAAGGGCAAATAGCTAAATAGTATTTTGGTTTTTGTTTGTTCTAGTTCTCTGACCTCTTCACTGGATAAACTTCTAAGATTTTTCTTATTATAAAAAGATAGCATGATTGGGTTGATAATCTCGGAAATCTTATCTTGGGCTTCATTTGCCCAAATCGTTAAACTGGCGCCCGTACGGGGTTTAAAAGTTCTCTCTTTTCTCTGCTCGGTGTCTTTGGAATTTCTTGGTCTGCCCTCACCGGGTTGTCCTGGCAAAGATTCTGGCGAATCTTTTGCCAACTGCGTTGGCTTAGAAGGAGAATTAGCTTGTCTCATTTCCAAGACAGTTTTTTCTCCAGGTTTTTTCTTTAATAGATCCAGACCCACCTGACTCGGAGTAGCAACGCCACCCTGTAGCGCAATCTTTTTGAGAGAATTTTCGAATTGTGGATCGTGCCATGGACTAGCTTTGGGAACCATTCTTTCACTATTTCTATCTCTGAGTTCTCTGTTAAGTCTGATCTTTTCCATTTCTGGATCTAGACCAAATCTGTTTTGGATAAGTTCATCACTTACTATGTTACGATCAGCAAGTTGAATTAATAATGCTTTTTCTGCTTCTTCATTACTAAGATCCATTCTATCAAATTCGATTTTAGCGGGATACGTAAAGCCCATAGCTTTTTGTACCAAAGCCATTTCTTTTTCCCAAAATTCTACAATCAAATCTCTTCCGTATTGAAGTCTTTGTGTTAATGTTTTTAAGCTAATAAAGTTATTAGTAGTTCCTGCTGCTCCAAAAGTACCAGTAAGAGTTGGAGGAATACCAAGACCAGCATAAACACTATTTAAATGTGGAACATATTTTCCTTCTCCAAGGAAATTATGAACACTTGTCTTGCTTTCGAGTAATTCAATATCTGGACCCCAAATCAAATCCATCGTTCCACCACCAACGTTATTACCAAGAATCTGTGCTAGTTTGGCTGTGGCAGCTTTAGTGGGAGCGATCTTGTGTTCCAAACTACCTAGTTTGAAGATTCTTATATTGGAGATTGCACCATCCAAAGCCGCCATATCTGCTAATTTTAGTTTTTCTATTACGGTAATATCATCCATAATAGCGTAAATCATAGGATAAGCCCAACTCTGCCAGTCATCTTTCTTGTAATGAAAGACTAGAGTTTTATCTGGATCCAGAGGATATGGCTTTTTAGTTTTAGCTGCTTCAATAATTTGTGCTGGTAAATTAGTAACTATTTGTTTTTCTGAATCTGTTTTAGGATTGTTAATAAGTTTACGTAAGTTTGCTGGAAGAATGATTTCATATCTTTTATTGCTGGTTTGTAAAAACGAAGAAAGAGCACCAGCACTCACATCCACACACGCAGGATCAATAAAAGTATATTTCCAAGGAATTTCTCTTTTTTCCATTTTGGTTTCGGTAAGATCATTAACATACTGATCTGGACCACCTAGACTCTTGTAAAACTCTTCGCTAACTTTGATATTAATCTTACCTGTTTGTCTATTGATAACAACGTTACCTGTTTTATAAATGTTATTAAGAAATCTTTCGCTTCTTTCTTTGCCATTGATCTTCTTAAACCAGCGACGATAGAATCTTTCTATTCTTTTGTTTCTATGAACAGGACGAATACCCTGAACAGCAAAGTCTGCCATAAGATCAATAACATTTCTGACTAAACCTACTCTTTGATAAATATCATCTGCTTTTCTTATGATAGCTTTGATATGATGAGGAGGAGCTTCATCTGGTCTAAAATAGTAGTAATCACTACGAGTAAGACCTGGACGGCCACTAGTGTTAGTGTCTAGATTACTAAAATCCACACTATATCTGCGTCCACCAGTAGCCTTTTGTACTACTGTAAATTCTTCTAAAGATTCTGAAGAAGCTTTTAGTGCCTCTCTTTTGGATCCTAAGTCATCTCCCCATGTAACATACGCTTCTGTATTCTCGTATTGTGCGTCTTGTATTGCTTCACTTTTGGGATATTTTTTGGCCATAATTGTAATTCTATTGTAATAGTATTGTGGTACAATTAAAAGTATACACCTTATTTATTATATATACCACAGTAATCCGCGTCGTTAGCTCCTTCGGTAAACCATTCTGGTCCGTTGTATAACTTTCCGTCCTGTTTGACCAATTCTCTACTATTTCCTCCTACAATATCATAAGATATTGGCTGTAAAGATCTATTCATTTGTCTGGCTAACATATTAGCAATTAGTAAAGAACTATAGCGGTCTTTTCTTAATCTGCCCTTTTTACCATTTGGTAATTTTACTTCCGGAGTATCCCACCGATCTCTAGCATTAGGACCTGTGCTTGTTTGTGTCATAACTATTGTGGTCAACTCATTTTTGAGTTCTTCTATTTCTAGAATACATTCGCTAAGACTATCATATACTGGATTTAAATCTCCTGATAATATATCTTTACCTTCTTGATCAAGAGCTAAACCTAAAGTAAGAGCATCAAATCTAGGGAATAATAATACTTTATCTTCAAAGTCTTTTCTAAGACCGTGATTAGCTTGTGCTGTCCAGTCTGCTTTGGCAAACTGCACCATTTCCACAATATGCAATCCTGGCTGACTATCTGTATCTTTGGCTTTGTCGTAATCAATAACAGGCCATATTAAATGTTCTCCTTCTTGCATCTTACTAGGATCGTGTAAAGCTTCTTCAATAGCAATGCCACCACCCTGAGCATCCAAACCGATACGTTCACATGGAAATATTTTCATAAGATTTCTAATCTTCCTAGCACAGAAAGTATAGAAATCGTGCTCCTGTACCAATCCTGTTTTTTGACGCTCTTTAAAGTTGCTTCTGTTGGTAGTCCAAGCGTATACGATACGAGTATGATCGGGATGTACTTCTAATATTGTTATACTGAAATTATCTTTTTCACTCGCAGGGTCGATACCATATACATACTTGTGTCCTAGATGTCCTTGTACTAAAGCATCAAATATAATAGGTTTATTACCAATCACAATAGGCTTAGTATCGGAAGAAACACATCCTTCAATAAGACTACGCTTAAAGAATCCATCGCTATCTTTGGTAAAACAAGCCGCATACTCCATGTTATAAATACCAGTATGTATAGTAGCTTTGGCTCTACTAACTTGTTTATCATCCATGAAGCCCTTGGGAATGAGTTCATATGGAATACGAATAATACTATAATCTTTCCAATTAAAATTTGTAGGAATTTCGCTCTTAAATAATTCTTCTAATTTGCGTTTATCTCCTTTGCTTTCAATAATAGCATGATATCTATTCCAGTACTGAGCAAAGTGTTTAAAGCTATAGTCTGCTGTTCCTGCGATAATCGCCTGATTACCCATTTTATATTCTAATGCTTCTAATTCTTCGTTCCACACTCCGCTTTCTATCATTGCTGCTTTTTTAGCTTCTTCTTTCACGTTCTGAATCGGATTAGCAGATACGGCAGCGAAGCCAGAAACTACTGTTTCATAAATATCCGGACTAATAGATGCGAACTCGTCAGCGATGATAATGTGTGCTCTGAGACCTCTAATCTTACTACCGTCGCCCATGGGAATCGCTATTGTCCAACTATCTCCTAGTCTCATGGTGCATCTGTCAACATCTCGACGAGGCCCATCATCGTTTCCATTATATATGCTTCTTAATATT